GACTCAACAGTAACTGGTCCTACGGGACCGACTGGCCCCATTGGGGATACTGGACCGACTGGGGCAACGGGAGCAGATTCTTTTGTTACAGGTCCTACTGGGGCAACGGGTCCAACTGGCCCATCTGGAGGACCAACAGGACCAACAGGATCAACAGGACCCACTGGACCGACTGGTGCAACAGGTGCCGACTCAACAGTAACAGGACCAACAGGCTCAACAGGACCCACTGGACCGACTGGTGCAACAGGACCAACAGGTGCTGACTCAACAGTAACGGGTCCAACTGGACCAACTGGGCCAACAGGTGCAACAGGTGCCGACTCAACAGTAACAGGCCCCACGGGACCGACTGGTCCAACAGGCCCAGAGGGTGGAGGTAGTAACTATTTTGATATACAAGAAGATGCAACAACATCGTATACTCTAACACTTAACGACGCGGGAAAGTTAATCAAGATGACAAGTTCTTCAAATAACTCTGTTGTAATTCCACAAAATTCTTCCGTGGCCTTTGACGTTGGAACAAAGATTTTTGTTTTGCAGGCAGGAAGTGGTTCCACCAGAATTGCTGCCGACTCTGGAGTAACAATAAACAACTCTTTCGGATTAGATTTGACAGATCAATGGACCCTAGGAACCTTAGTAAAACTTGATACAAACGAGTGGGTATTGATGGTTGATGCAAATAGCGGCGGCAGCGGTGCAGTAAGTGCTGAGTGGTACAGGTATTGGATATAAACTTTATAACAATGTTATCTTTTATATTGATAACGTAGTCATAGCAGTGATATAATTTTTACTTACACAAAATTCAAATTCTAGGAGATTGCCATATGTCATTAGTTGACGAAAAGGGATCAATTGTTGATCCTTATAGAAATTTTATTCATATTAGTAGGTATGCTAGGTGGGTTCAAGAAGAAGGTAGAAGAGAGACATGGGGAGAAACAGTTGAAAGATACATAAAGTTTATTAAGAATCATGTTGTAGAAAATTACCAATACGATGAAAACGATATAGTCTTTTCTCAGGTAAAAGATGCAATTATTAACCACAAGATAATGCCATCTATGCGTGCCCTGATGACAGCGGGAACAGCGTTAGAGAGAGACAATATTGCAGCATACAACTGCTCTTTTATTGCCGTCGATAGTCTTAGATCCTTTGACGAGGCCATGTATATTTTAATGAACGGTACTGGGGTAGGATTTAGCGTTGAGCAAAAGTACATAGATTCGTTGCCAACTATCTCAGAAGATTTTTTTAACACAGAAACAACCATAGTTGTTGAGGATTCTAAGTTGGGGTGGGCAAAAGCATACAAAGAACTTGTCGGGCTTCTTGTTACAGGACAGGTGCCAAATTGGGACACTTCAAAGGTTCGTCCAGCGGGAGCAAGACTAAAGACTTTCGGTGGTCGTGCATCAGGGCCAGAGCCATTACATGCTTTGTTTCAATTTACAGCAGATGTTTTTAGGAAGTCAGCAGGACGCAGGTTGAAGCCAATTGAGGCACACGACATTATGTGTAAGATTGGAGAGGTAGTGGTGGTTGGAGGCGTTCGTCGTTCAGCCCTTATTTCTTTGTCCAATCTAGATGACTTTGAAATGGCAAAGGCAAAGAGTGGTAATTGGTGGGAGTCAGATCCTCAGAGAGCACTTGCCAACAACTCTGCCGTTTATAATTCTAAGCCAAATACTGCACAATTCCTTAGAGAATGGAGAAATCTGTACGAATCAAAGTCTGGAGAACGAGGAATATATAATATGGAATCAGTTAGAGGACATATTGATAAATTCGGTCGCCGCGATTCAAGCAAGGTAATGGGAACAAATCCATGTGGAGAGATTCTTCTGCGACCAAATGAATTTTGCAACCTTACAGAGGTAGTTATTGATGCAAGTGATACAGTTGAAGATCTCTCAGAAAAGGTTAGACTAGCAACAATCCTTGGAACCTGGCAGTCAACTTTGACAAACTTTAAATACATTCGTAAGTCCTGGAGACATAATTGTGAAGAGGAAAGGCTTCTTGGTGTCTCCCTCACAGGAATCTTTGGAAACAAGATTACTGCTACCAACGGTGAAAAGTTGGCTGGAATTCTTGATACCCTTCGTGAAGAAGCGGTTATGGTAAATGCAAAGGAGGCAGAAAGTTTGGGAATTAACCCATCTGCATCTATTACTTGTGTAAAGCCATCTGGAACTGTTTCTCAGTTAACTGGAGTATCAAGCGGCATCCACCCTTGGTATTCAGAATACTATATCCGATCTGTTCGCGGAGACAACAAAGATCCGCTAACCGTATTCCTAAAGGAAAGTGGTGTTCCTAATGAGCCAGATGTAATGAAGCCAAACGACACAACGGTTTTCTATTTCCCCATCAAGGCTCCAAAAAACGCTGTATTAACGAAAGATCTTTCTGCTATTGATCACCTTGAAATCTGGAAGACATATCGTGAACATTGGACAGAGCATAATCCATCAGTAACAGTTAATGTTCATGAAGATGAATGGCTCGGGGTAGGTTCTTGGGTATTTGACAATTTTGATCATATTGGTGGAGTATCATTCCTACCAGCATCAGAGCATACCTATAAGCAAGCACCATATCAGGAAATAACTAAAGAAGAATATCAAGCGTGGCTAAAAAAGATGCCTTCTAGAATTGACTGGAATATGCTAACATTGTATGAGACAGAGGACGGAACTACGGGAAGCCAGGAGTTGTCTTGTACGGCAGGTGCTTGTGATATTGTAGACATTTCCACCTCTGCTATAACCGCCTAAATAGGTCGGTTTTGGGAGGGTAGGTGTATGAGTCCTACCCTCCCTTCTATTTTGGTATAATAGTTTAGAGGTAAACAGATGACTAATCCATCAAACTTATATGCGACTAGCATATTTTCTGAGCAACCAATCAGTGTGTACCCGCTGGACGATAATGTTAAATACATATCTTTAATATCTGATGACATTAGACTTTTTGGTTCGGGTGGGTGGTCAGCATCAGCAGATAACTCTGCTTCTGTTGTTTTTAATGATTCTCCTACACTACCCTTAGAAGCCTCCACCTTTATTGGGGATGATAATTATACTCAAATTGAAGCATCTGGAATATCTGTAGCAGGAACAAATATTGAGATAGAGAGTCCAGGTACATTTAGATTTGATTCATTAAATAAAGATCTTGCAACATTTTCCATAAGTTTTCATTTATTTCAAAATTCTTTTTTTGTAAACTGGTATGAGGTGGGGTATAAGTATTACAACAATGCTTTGGGTCAAGACGTAGAAGTTACAACAAGGGTTACTGGAGAAGAAGGAAGATTCTGGACTAATTTTGATTTTTCTTTTCTTCCAACAGAATATGATAGCGATAGGATGAGAATATTCATTAGAATAAACGTAGATCCTGGTGGAGCAGAGCAAGACTATAGATTTATTATGAATGGGTTGGCGGTAGGACAATGGTCTGAAACATCTCACACAGAGTTTTTAGGAAACAAAACAGTTATAGACTCTTTAGGGTATACCTCAATACCAGCACTTGAATATGGAATACAAGAACAGTCAGGCTCCTACATAGTTGAAGATAATAAAATACTTGCAAAAAACGAAGGCATACCTCTAGTTTTTGGCTCCACTTCTTGCACCAGACTTTATCCATCTAAAGATGAATCTCTTCCATCAATAATTTTCCCAGGCAAGGGATTTCTTCATTCTTCAGGTAAATATAACGACTACACAATAGAATTTTGGATGAACATACATCCTAAAACTTTTTTAACAAAAAGAATATTTGGTCCCATAGACACAGATGACGGAATATATATAAATAATGCCTTTATATCCTTGAAAATAGGAGATAACTATTCTTCTCATCCAGTTTCAGAGTGGTATAGGCCAATGATTTGTCATCTAACAATTTCAAGTGGTGAGGCTACATTGATAATAAATGGAGAGCAGGTAGCCTCTGTATCCTACATAAAAGATGAATTTCAATTTTCTTCAATTAAAAATTGGATTGGATTTTTTACATATTCCGACATAGATACATTCACCATTGACTGTGTATCTATATACCCCTATATAGTGCCCATTCCAGTAGCAAAAAGAAGATTTGCTCTGGGGCAAGCAACTGAGTCTCCACAATCAGTAGCAGATGCGTTTGAGGGAAAGAGTGCATATGTAAACTACTCTAATGCAAATTATACTGCAAATAAAATATATCCAGATACATCCAACTGGGACGCTGGATACTCAGATAATTTAAACAGCACAAAGTCTTTTATATCTATGCCAGAATACTCTCTACCAAATATATATATAGGTGGAAGAAATGTTGAAGATCTTTATGCAGATAATAAAATAGTCAATGAATTGCAGGGAGATAAATTTTTTACTTTTAGACCCAATGTTGATGAAAACAATCAATTCTCGCTAGACGGATTAAAATGGACAGAGCCAGGGTACATATATTTTGATTCCTTGGGAATAGTAGACTCTCTCTCCTCTATTTATGGAGTGTTTTCAACAACTAAGGTAGAGCAGCAGTCCACCCTTATTCTTATAACAAACTCTATAAATTCAGATAAGTTTCATGTACACATAAACAATGGAACCATATATTATGATTTTAATGATGAAACTATATACACAGAAACATTTGCCACAAGTTCCTTTGATGATGGAGGGTATAGTTTTTATCCAGGATACTCAGATCAGGATAATTACTCTTGGAACAGTTACTCAGAGTATGGATACGACAACTATTATGGATATTCCTATGACTATTTCGGATACTATTCATACAGCAGAATGCTATGGGAGTATTCATTTGCTGTTGGAATAAATATAGAAAAACTGTTGCAGTCGTCAGAATACAGATTAAAAAAGTTTTTTAGTTCTATCAATACTTTACAAGTATATTTTGCAGGAAACAAAATAAACACTTTTGAGGGAAAGATACACTCAATAGGATTGTCTAATAAAAAGAATAGTGCTGAAATAGAACCTTACTTTTTAGACAATGGAGTATTGGACTATACAGAATACAATATTATGTCAAATCACTTTGCCACCTATACGCTTTCTCCATTAGTTAGATTCAACAAATTCTTTATGGATATATCAGTGTCCTCCTCATGGGAAGAATATATTCCACTTTCCTTTTTTGGAGGATACGTTCAAAATAACGATGGAGAAACTTACTATGATCTAGATTTTCTTCAGATAAATATTGGATACCCAACAGTTAATGATGCAGTAGAAAAGGTAATAAAAAATCTTAGGTGGTCATATGTAGATCTTGAAAAAGATTTTTCTCAATCCTCTCTGAAGCCATACTACATATTAGACAACCCATTAATCAGCGGGTATGGGACGTATGAAGAACTAAAAACTAAAAATGAGATAGAAAGATTTTTAAATACATCACAATCAAGCCTTAGATCTTTTCTAACATTTCAACTTTTATCAGAAGGGGCGAACGAACCAATATCTAATTTCCCGTACTTTAGAGAAATAACTGAGTCTAGATATATTGACGCAGATAAAGAAGCATCGTTGTTTGATGAAAAAAGACCTTATTTGACAAGGTTTGAGTTTGTTGATAAAACAGTGGTTTTCCCCCCATCATATTTTGATTTTAATAAAGTTGCAATAGTTTTTAATTTTTCAATAAAGCATGAAGGAATTTTAAGCAACCCTCTAATTATTAGAGATTTCGAAATTGTTTCTAAAGCATTAAACCATAATAGATTCAACGAGGTAGGTGCAGAAAGCGGATCTCCATTCTACACATATGTTAAAGACGGAATATACTATGAAAATAAAGCAAAAAATCCAGTTGCAATTTCTAAAAAAAGATCTCCATACTTATATTTGACCGAAGATTCAGGTCTTTCTATTCGGGGAAACCATACAAAAGAAAAAGAGTATGGTGTTGCTGTTCCAATTAACGAAAAAGAAAATGAAAATTACAGAGTTCATGCCATACAAATGTTTATGAAATATGATAAAACAGTAATTCCTCAGGTCGCATATCCAGTATTTGAAGTTGACTCTAAAGACAAAACCATAGAATTTATAATGAAGGTTGATGCATCTGGACAAAGAGCAATGATTGCTGCAAGAGATAAAAAAACAAGACAGTTAGAGCCAGGAGTAGTTTTTTATCAAAATGGAATTAGGGTAAGAAGCCCGTTTATTAAGTATGATGAGTGGAACTCTATAGGAATAACTTTTGACGAAGAACTGATATTCTCTGGATATGCTGGATATATAAACTTTTTTAGAGGCTTTACTGTAGACAATGTTTGCCACTTTAAGTCAGAGGGCATGGGAAGAACTGCTGAAACAGTAAAAAGGAGGTGGAGAAGAGTCCTGTCAGTAGACGACATAGACAACTTAACTTGGGCATCTTGGTATGTTGAAGATGGAACAAAAACAAAAGTTAGGACAAACATTTGTTACAACCCCAATATAGAAGAAAGCGATTATGGGTGGGGTCCAGTAGAACCAGGAACGATAGTTTCTAGAAGTTCTGATCAAAGTCTCTTTAGCAATTATTCACTTAAATGCATAACCTCGTCTCAAAACTACTCTGGTGCAACTTTTGCAACTGAACAAAATATAAAGATGAACGTCCTTCCAGAAAATGAATATACTGTGAGTGCATACATATACGTTCCAGAAGAGAGTAGTGACAAAAATATAAAGATAGTGGTAAAAGAATATGCTGGGATTGATGGAGGAAATGCAGAAACAAATATTTTTTCAGACTCAATCGACGGAGGATCTTCCTTATCATCGTTTGAGGACTCTATAGATGGGGGAGTTTCATCACCTCTGTTGCCCCTAGCAACAAGCGAAGGAATAGAAACACCAATAGCGTCTGGAGCAGGGTGGCTTAGAGTTTCGCACACAGTAACCCTAGAGCAAGAAACAACAATGCTAGGAATTGACATAGTTCAAGAGGGTTCAAATTCCGCTGGTGAGGTTTTCTATATAGATGCTGTTTTAATAGAAAAGACTACAAACGAATTCCCCAAGTTAAGAAGATATTTTGATGGCACTGATTCAGCGGGAGGTAACCTATTCCAAAGTTTTGGTTGGGATGGGGCAGAAAATAATTCAACTTCTACTGCTGTGTACTTTATACCAACAGAAGATGAGATAAGGCTGTGGGCAAATGTATATGTGGAGAGTGAAAGAATAGTGTTCTCCGTTGGGTCTAAAGACTTGTTTAATGCCTTTACTGGAAACAGTGGTTTTGTTATAAACGATGAATCCTCAGTAGTTTTGGACTCAGATTTAATAAAGATAATTTCTGACGCTTCATTGTCCAGGTTTGAAGCAATACCAGCATAATCTGATATAATTAATACCATGAGCAACACTAAAAAGGCAGAAATCAGTAAATCAAAGGCCACCTTTATCCCTAAAATGTATGACTGGGGTCTATATTTTTGGAGACTTCCCAGCGGTCACCTATTTAAAGATCAAGACGGAAACATGCTGAACATACCTTCAATGCGCGGTGATTTGTCAAAAATAGCAGAAATTAGAAAAGCCGCCGCACACTACGGTCAGCCAGAGGGGGAGGCATGGTTTTATGCTGGAGTAAGAAGAGCAACAGATGAACAATACGAGGAACAAAGGCAAAGACTTAAAGAGGGCCTTATCCCCAATCTAAATGATCTTGGAGCAGTTCATGCAGCGCAGCAGGGTATTAAGCAGCATGGGAATGGCGAATAATGACACAATATAGAGCAGAGGTTTTTGCAGACGATCCAATTGAGGCAAACAATGAGTTTAAAGAGGCAGATCCATTTTCTAAGTCCTGGGAAGATCTTAAGGCTTTTATCGGAATAGACACTAACTTTAAGCGTAGAACTACTCGCAATGAAAATAAGATGGAAAAGGCTTATGACGTTCCAAGAAATAATCGTGGAGAAATTGCTCCCTCATATGCTGAATCAGCAGGAACCCGTCCAGTAGGTCAAGAAGATACTGGGTCAAAGCAAATAAATCCTGGCGAGGTCTGGAGAAATGGTTATGGAATTTTTGATGTTATTACCCCACCATATAATCTATACGAACTTGCAAATTTTTACGACACTAATTTTGCCAACCACGCCTGTATTGATGCAAAAGTAGAAAACATCGTCGGTCTTGGGTATATGTTTGAAATAACAAATCCTGTAAAGATGAGACTTGAGGACGAAGAAGATAAGGGAAAGTCTGACAGGGCAAGAAAAAGAATAGAAAGATTAAAGGTTCAAACAAGGGATTGGCTAGAAAGCCTTAATGATGAAGATAGTTTTATCAACATAATGGAGAAAATACAGACAGATGTTGAAGCCACTGGAAACGGATACATGGAGATTGGTCGCAAGGTAAATGGAGAAATTGGATATATAGGTCACATTCCATCTACAACAATGCGCGTCCGTCGAATTCGTGATGGATTTATTCAAATTATTGGGGGTAAGGTAGTTTACTTTAGAAATTATGGTGCTACTAATCCTAATCCAGTAACTAACGATAATAGGCCAAATGAAGTAATTCACTTCAAGGCTTACTCTCCACTAAATACATTTTACGGAGTTCCAGACATTATTTCAGCCTATACTGCATTACGCGGTGATCAGATGGCTGCACAATACAACATTGATTATTTTGAGAATAAAGCAGTCCCTCGCTATATCGTGGTTACAAAGGGAGCACAACTCAGTGGAGATTCACAAGATAGATTGTTTAGATTCCTTCAAACGGGACTAAAGGGACAAAATCACAGGACGCTATATGTTCCTCTACCCACTGACTCAGATGGAAACAAGATTGATTTTGAAATGCATCCGATTGAGAATGGTGTTCAAGAAGCATCATTTGAAAAATACAGGACGCAAAACCGCGATGATATTCTTATGGCACACCAAGTTCCACTTTCCAAGTTGGGAAGTACATCAGGATCTCTGGCAGCGGCACTTGCAAATGATCGAACATTCAAGGAGCAGGTAGCAAGACCAGCACAAAGACACATAGAAAAAATTGTAGGCAAGGTAATACAAGAATTTACCGATATAATAGAACTTAAGTTTAATGAACTTACTCTTACTGACGAAGTAGCAAAGTCTCAGATTCTTGAACGCTATGTTAAGAATCAGATTATGTTGCCAAATGAGGCAAGATCACAGATTGATCTTCCACAAATTCCTAGCGGAGAAGAGCCTCTAGTCCTTGGTGCCCGTCAAGCAGCAGATGCTAGAGCAAACAATATGCAAAATCGTGAAAGAGACTCTGAAAGAATGAACAACAATTCTGACAGTGTTGCCACTACCACAGGAAGAAACCCTCAGGGTGAGGGAAGAAGAACTCAATAGTAACAATTTGATAAAAAACTATAAAAACATTTGATATAATTAGGATAGTATGAATATGTCTAAGGCTCACTGGTCTAGCGAAGGCAACGACATTAAACTTTCAATGCCGATTGCCAAGGTGGACAAAGAGAGAAGAATAGTATCTGGTTTTGCCACGCTTGATAATGTGGACAAACAAGGAGACATTGTTCCCTCAGAGGCATCTCTCAAGGCTTTTAAAACATTTCGCGGTAATCTTAGGGAGATGCATCAGCAAATTGCCGTAGGCAAGGTTGTATCTTTTAAAGAAGACAAGTACTTTGATTCTGAATCAAAAAAGTTTTATAACGGAGTATATGTTTCTGCATACGTCAGCAAAGGTGCTCAAGATACCTGGGAAAAGGTTCTTGATGGAACACTAACTGGATTTTCTATTGGTGGCAACATCAAAGATGCAGAAGATGTATATAACGAAGATATGGATAAGTCCATTCGTGTAATTAAAGACTATGACCTATATGAACTTTCTCTTGTTGATAACCCTGCTAATCAATATGCAAATGTTATTAGCGTTGAGAAAAATAGTCAAGGTGGTTATCTTGCTAAGGCATCAATTGAGAACGTCTACTGGTGCAGCACTGATGACCTTGTTCAACTTTCTGCCGAAGGCTCTTCCGACTGCCCACGCTGCGACAAAGGTATGCAAAACATAGGGTTTGTTGAGTCCAATGATGCAGAGAAGGCAGATATAGTCAAGACAATTCTAAACAGAATAAAAAATGATGAAAAGGAGGTAAGCAAGATGGCAGATGAAAACATTGAAACTTCTGAGACAGAGGTCGTAGAGACAGTTGAAGAAGTTGATAAGGCAGTGGAAACCCCTGTAGAGGAGGATGAGGCTGTTGCTAAGGCAGAAGAGGAAACAACTTCTGAGGATACAGAGGCTGTCGAAAAGACAGAAGAGGTAGCAGAAGAGTCAGTTGAGAAGTCTGAGGAGGCTTCAAAGACTGAAAGTGTTGAGAAGTCAGATGAAACAATTAACGAGACAGAAGTTCTCAAGACTGTTGCTGATACTGTAACTTCAGCCGTAGAGACTCTTGCTGAGACCATGAAGGCTCTAAACGAAAAGGTAGAGGGGCTTCATAAAACAATTACTGGTGTATCACAGGAAGTTGCTAGTGTTAGCCAGGAGGTCAAAGAAGTAAAGGGTATCAACGAAGAGTTTGGAAAGCGTGTAGACGCAGTGGAAAACGATACCGCTTTCCGTAAGTCTGGCGATCTCGGAGAGATCGTACAGGAAGAACCCATTAGGGTTCAAAAATCTCTATGGGGCGGTCGTTTCCTCAACAAGTCCGACCTATTTAACTAAAGAAAACAGGAGGTGAAAGTAAATGTCAGAAGAAATTCTAGAGAAGAACCAGCCATCAGATTCAGGTAAGTATGGCGATCCAAACCCAGGTCTATACCAGGGCCAGGGCGCAACCGCTGCTGGTGGTGTTGGTGGTGTAACAGATCCCGCTGCTGGCGTATTGGGCAATATCCCAAACGCTAACTACGGTGTTACCACAGGTCCAAACGCAGTAAACCCTACAGGCACTCTCAGCGGTCTACTAAACCCTGAGCAGGCTAACCGATTCATCGATTATGTATGGGACGCTACCGTTCTTGCTAACGATGGTCGTAGAGTTACAATGCGTGCAAACACAATGGAGATCGAAAAGGTCAACGTTGGTGAGCGCGTTATCCGTGCCGCTGCACAAGCACTAGGCACATACGATAACGCTGGTGCAACCTTCACAAAGGTAGAACTTACAACAACTAAGATCCGCCTTGACTGGGAGGTTTCAACAGAGTCACTTGAGGACAACATCGAAGGTGGCGCACTAGAAGATCACCTCGTTCGCTTGATGACCAATGCATTTGCTAACGATATTGAGGATCTTGCTATCAATGGTGATGGCGGTGCTGACCCATTCCTCGGAATCTGGGACGGTTTCGTTCATCAGGTTACCACTGGGGCTGCTGCTCATGAGGCAGTAGTTACAGTTTCCAACAACGCTTGGACACCAGAGGTAATGCAGCAAATCATCTACGCAATGCCACGCAAGTACCGCGCAGTTAAGAGCAATCTTAAGTTCTACGCAGGTACAGATGCATTCG